ATGAGCCATAACGAGCCTAACGATTTGTTCAAGTTATCTGTCCAAATGACGTCCTCTTACTTATCCAATCAGAATGCGTCGATAGACGAAATGCCTGTTGTCTTCTCAGCACTCTATCAGGCGATTGCTCAGACTCATCAAAGTCCAAATCTCATAAGAAATCGCCCCACTCATCAACCGGCCGTCCCTATTTCAGAGTCCATTCAAGACGACTATATTATTTGTCTTGAAAACGGGAAAAAACTTCAAATGCTCAAGCGTCATCTCAATGTCGTTTATAAGATGAGCTTAGATCAATACAAAGAACGGTGGGGGCTTCCGGCAAATTATCCTGTCGTCTCGCCGCGTTATGCAAGAAGACGCAGACAAATTGCTAAAAGCATCGGGCTTGGATTGAGCGGCAGATTAAAAAAGAAGGAGAAAACAAAATCATGAAAGATAATCAGTATAATCAAAATCTAGGCGAAAAAAAACCCTCCGTTAGGAAGGCTTTTTCTCTTTATAACCATTTTTTACAAATATAAGGAAATAAAACGAAACGTAGAAAACCTGTATAAAAGATAGTACATCAACAATACTACTTTTATACAACTTCCTACGTTTCGTCAAGTGCTTTATTACAACGAAACGAGGAAATTATGTCCCAAAATTCACGCTTACTTTTATCCGCAGAATCCTGTCTTTCTGCACAAGCCACCATCCCAAGCTCTAAGATTCTTCTGATCGATGAAAAAGACAACTGGTTGCCTGTGAATCGCAGGATTGCAAGAGCATTAGGCAAGAAAGAGGCAGAGTTTCTACAGCTCCTTCATTATTGGCTCACAACGGATTCTGGAAAGATCTTTGATGGAGTCAAGTGGATTTATAATACGTATGATCAATGGGTCGAACAGCTCGACGAATTTTCTAAAGCCACCCTCCGCCGCATTATCCACAAATTAGAGACTCTGGGGATCGTTTTGTCAGGCAACTTTAATCGCAAGAAATCCGACCAAACCAAATGGTACACGATCGCCTATGATGCCCTCTATCAATTTTGCGGATGTTCCTCTACTTCTCAAAAAGAGCCTGTGGATAACGTGAGCAGTCCATGTGCTCAAAATGAGCACATCACTACCAATAGATTAACAACAAATACAGGTTTAAACCGCGCCCAGGCGCTTAACCCTTTTTTGCTACCCCTTGAAGAAAAACAGCCTGTCCTTGAAGAGGCATCGATTTTAGAAACGGAAACAGCCGATTTGTTTGAGCAAGAAGCGTGCCAAGCTTTGGAGACGATCAATGTCCAGTTAGACAAACCGTTGGAGATTTCGAAACGAATTTTCAAAAACACGCTTGCTAAGCGAATGAAAACCCATTTTGGCACTGGAAAGACGGGACTGGAGCGGTTTCGAGAGTACTGTTCCAAGTGGGCAGCCAACGCATTTTTGATGGGCAAGAAAGCGATGAGGAGCGGGGACGTGTTCCGCTGTAGCATTGGCTCGATTTTGTCTGAAAAAATGATTGAGGCGTCTTGGGAAAACAAAGGCTTTTTCCAGGTTTACGCCTGCTTAGAACCGACACCAGGGCCCCAAGAGGAGGACATCATGACAAGAAAATCACCGCCCATACCCTTGCCGCCGTTAACCCTCGTTGAGGTGTTCGCCTCGGCTGAGACGGAGGTTGACAGAGCGGTTAAGGCAACGCTTTACCAGAGCTTGGGAGACGTAACGTACCAAGCTTGGTTTCACAACACAGGGTTTGTGGCGAAGGGGATCAAGAACGGCGAAATGGATTTTTTCATCAGCAGTGGATTTACCAGGCAGTATGTGCTCACCCACTACGACAGACAGCTGAGAAGGGCTTTTGCTTGTGCGCAAGAGGCGAGTGAAGCAACGGGGTGAAGGGAGGAACTTTCCTAGCTTTTTCTTTTCTTTTGCCTGAGAAAGTCATTGAACGAGCAGAAAAAGACGGGTAAAGCAGGGATATTCAATAACATCCACAGAGAAAGGGTTTTCGATGACTTACCTACAGCTTGATGATGCGTTTGTAAAATTTGCTAATTTTCATGTGAAAGAGCAGCGGTTTAAAAGGCCTTCTGAGGTTTTTTTTGCGCTCGAAAAGACCAATCTCCTTTTGACAACAGGCAGGGAGTCTCACAACACGCTCCAGCAAGAAAATTTGTATTGGAGTGAAAGAGAGGCTCTTGATTGTCAGAGTGGGTTTATTTCTGAGGAAGAGGCCCATCAAAAAAATGGGGAGTTTTTTGTTTCTACACGGTTAATCAGTGTCTTAGAAGAGTTTCGTCAATTCCTTTTGCGATTTTCGATTCGTCTGTTTTTTCCAAAGGATGGAACGCACCAAATTCAATCTAATCAAATTTTCTCGACAGCGTCTTGTTTTGTTGATGTCACAAAAAACCATTTTGAGTCTTACATGGGCAATCCTCTTTATGTGGAGAAGGAGGTGTTTGAGACTTCTTTGGATTTGTTTTTTAAAGCGGATGGGTCGCAAAAAGAAATCGATGTTTTGAAAAAAGATCAAAATTCCTATTGCATGTTTAAGTTGTACGGGTGTTTCAAGTTTATGGAAATCCTGTCTGCCTTTTTTGAAGAATCCTCTTACGCAGAGGATGGGGAGGTTTCTCAGTTTGTCCAAAAAGAATATAAAGTGTCCCCAACTTTTGCCAACCGAGTTGTTTTAGCGAGTTTAAAACAATTAAGAACGTAGGGTGAATTTTACACGCCTCAGAGTTTCGGTTTTCTGAGTTTTGTTTTGTTTAAAAAAGATTTTTTTGTCGCCTAAAAAACTCAGAGAGTTAAATTTTTGAGTTTTTAGACGGATTTTAAAACCTAAGGCCCCTTCATTTTACCGACAAATCCCTTTGAAAGCCTCGGTTTCCTTGAAACCATAAACTTTGAATCCCTGCGTTTAAAAGCCCATTTTGAAACGCAGAAAAAGAAATCTTTGCGTTTTTCTTGACCTTAGAAAACTTAGATTTTTTCTCATTGAACGAACGGTTGCGCCGTTCAAAAAAGTGTGAAAGGGTTCCTTCAAACAGGCAATCGAACGGGTTTTGGCGGTTAAAAAACGGAGGGATTTTGATGAGTCAGGAGCTGATGAATTTGATTTGGGGCAAAAGAGAAACTTTGTTGTTAAGCCGGGCAGAGATGGCGGTGTTAATTAGACTGGCTGACTTTTCTGCGGGCGGGGATCAAACAGGGGTTTTTTCTCGTCTTGTCAAAGAAACGGGGTGTTCACGAAGCACCGTCAAGCGCTCGCTGAATCGTCTCAGGCTTAAAAACGTATTGCCTGATAAGGCCGGTAGAAACTTACCGCGCCAAGACAAAACCCATTACAAAATTAACGTTGAGGTTTTCTCTAGCCGAAGCCAGGAGGGAGATGCAGAATGAGTTTTAAATTATTTCCGTTGATTTGGGGGGTACCCTCCGGTTTTTTAAGCGGCACAGAAACGCTTGTTCTGCTGAAGCTGGGTGATTGCGCTCAAGACGATGGTTCGTCTGTCTATCCGAGTTTAAGGCGGGTTTCCAAGGACACGAAATTATCGATCCGTGTGATTCAAAGATCAATACACTCTCTGCTGACTAAAAAAATGATTGAGCGGGTTCAATCGTTCTCGGCCAGAATGCCCAACATTTATAAAATCAATGTTGATTTGTTAAAAAATATCAACCAAGACGTGACGATCCGTTATGAAAACCAGGGGTGTCAAAATAACCATCCGAACGCTTCTGGTATGGTCAAAATGACAGGAGAGTCTGGTCAAAATGACTACCCAAACGCTTCTGGTATGGTCAAAATGACAGGGGGGTCTGGTCAAAATGACCCCTCTAGAGCTGTCAAAATGACTACCAATCCCTTATATAACCCCTTAATAGAACCCTTTCTTTTGCCCGCCGACAACGCTTCTAGCCAAAAGACTTTAGAGACTTCTTTTTTTGAAGCCAGACAAAATCCCTTTTCAGATAGCGCTGTTGAGCAGGCTTTGTCTCAGGAACTGGAGTCTGGGGTGTTAGAAGGCCCTGTCAATCACGGATGGGAGGAGAGTGGACAGGAGAAACCGGTTTTGCCAAAAGACGCTTTGGCTTTCGTTGGTTTGAGGGCGAGGTTATCGGCCGGTTGTTCCCCTGTTGGGTCTACCTCTGTTTTGAAAAACCCGTCAGAAAAAAGCCAAGGGTTTTGTTTGAAGGGTCAGGGTCCCCTTAGAGTTGGAAACGATTCCAGAAAGCCTGTAGAAAGGCTTGATGGCTCTGAAACCGCTCTGTTTGATTGGAAGAAACCCTCTGTTTTGCCCCTGTCTTGCGCTGAGAAGCCATCAAAGGGCCGATCCTCCTCTTTGGGTGAGGACCTATTTAGCAAATGGTATGCGGTGTATCCCCGGAAGGTATCCCGCAAGAAGGCCTACCAGGCCTTTGGTAAAGCGATTAAGCGGGTTCATTTTGAAACCCTTTTGGAGTTAACCCGATCTTATGCTCACTTGGTGGAGGGGCAAGACAAGCAGTACATTCCGCATCCAGCTACGTGGTTGAGTGGAGAGCGGTGGGAAGATGTGCAGTCTTCTTACCTTTTTTCCTCTCCAGGGCCAATGGAGCCTATACAAACGCGGTTGCCTGAAAAGCTACAGGTTTTTGTTAAGAGTCATCCTCAGCTGGCATTGAATGCTTTTGCTTTCGAGGCTTGTGAGGTTGTTCAGCAAACGGATAGGCTTATCCTTCAGGTTCCGTCTCGCTTTTACCTGGATAAAATCGATCTCTATACCCGTGAACTCGAAGATTTTTTTGGAAAACCGGTAGAGCTCCACGTTAAAGCTGCGGCTCCTTCAGATCCCTCTCAACAGGTCTTCACAAAAGGGTTTGCCTCCATTGAAAAGGATTGTTTGCTGAGACCCTGCCTCTAAATGCTGCAAACAAGATACCTGGGTGTTGAAGGGGATCAAGCCGGCGAGGCTTATGCTGCAGAGACGCTTTTAGGTTCCTTAAGAGGGGGGTCGCTTCCCTGCTCAAGGGGCGCCCCTAACTGTACAGCGGGTTTGAGATGGTGTATGATGCTGGGAACGGGTGTTAACGGGCTCGAATCGTGAAAGGACCAAGGAGCTTATGGCGCGATCCTCAACCTCTTTTAAAAAAAACAATACGATGAGCAAAGGTCCTCGTCGGCGCATTGCTTACGATGCGCTTTTTGCAAAGGCGCTTGAGACCGATGGGGATTCGTTTGTTCAGAAAATCATCCAATATCGGGATGGTAAGGATCCTGGTTTGTCTTTGAAGGCCTGTGACATTTTCTTCAAATATGCTCGTCCCCCAGAAAGGGAGGATGTCAAGGTGCCGCCGGATACGTCTTATTTTCGGGATTTGGGCTTAACGTTAGAGGAAGGTCTGACGCTCAAAAGAGAAATTCAAGAAACCCAATCGGCTTTGGTTGAAGAGATTGTCCAAAGATTAATCCGGGGAAGAGAACCCCAAGCTCCTATTTGATGATCTTGTTTGACGAAGAGGCTTTGGACGCGTTTATTGAAGAGGAAAAAACCCTCAGCCGGTATCGATTCGACTTTTACAAACCCCATCCCAAACACTTGGAATTTCATAATCTGGGCCAAAAAGCCAAAGAACGATTGTTTTTAGCGGCCAACCGCATTGGTAAGACCATGGCCTGTAGTTTGGAAGTGTGTATGCACCTGACAGGCACCTATCCGGATTGGTGGACAGGGTATCGCTATACCAAACCGATCAATGCGTGGGTGGCGGGTGTTTCGGGTAAGGAAGTGTTTGAGATTTTAGAGCGCCGCTATTTTGAGGGCGTGGCTGAAGAAGACCCTTGGATTCATCCCTCAATGGTAGCTTATCGCAACCGCTCGGACCACCGCTATCAAATCCAACATAGATCGGGAGGTTTTTCCGATTTACGGTTTAAGACCTATGAGCAGAAACGAGAGGCCTGGCAAGGAGCGAAATTGGATGTGTGTCATTTGGATGAGGAGCCCCCTTTAGACATTTACACCGAAGCCTCGTTACGGCTTATGAGCACAGCGCCTGATCATTATGGCATGATGTTGGTCTCGGCCACATGTTTGTACATGTCGCCCTTTGTTCAAGCCTTTACCGAAGCGGTGATAGAGACTGACGGCCAGAAGAAACAAATCCAACGCACTGAAGGGTCGATTCAAAATCAACGGGTGTTCTTGATGGCTGGCTGGGATGATGCGCCGCATTTACCGGAAGAGGAGAAAGAGCGGTTTAAAGCGAGTATTCCGCCTCATGAAGTGGAAGCGCGATCGAAGGGTGTTCCCTCCCTTGGATCTGGAATGGTTTATCCGGTCAGTGAGCATCTGATCACCTGTGATCCCTTTGCGTTGCCGGATAGCTTTTCCTTTGTCGGCGGATTGGATTTTGGTTGGAAAGACCCGACGGCGTTATTGCTTGCAGCTCTTGATCGAGACACTGACGTGTTGACCGTTTTCCATGAGTATTCGATATCAGAAAAGACCCCTGAACAACACCTGTTTCATCTGCATAACACCAAAGCCAAGGACTATTTGAACTGGGTCCCAATTGTTCATGATCCGGCGGGCGGGGCATCGTCTCAACGGGATGGTAAGCCCTTGGTACAGCTGTACCGGGAAGCGGGCCTAAAGCGATTACATAAAGCGGACAATGCGCGAGAAGCGGGGGTGCAAAAAACCTTACAGCGGATGCAAAATGGCAAGCTGAAGATTTTTAAGACGTGCACCAAGCTGTTAACGGAATTGCGGATGTATGCCCGGGATGAGGACGGCATGATCAAGGATGGCAATGACCATTTGTTGGATGCTCTGCGCTATATCGTGATGTCTGGGTTAGCCTTAGCGACACCAAGGCCGCATGTGATGGATCGCGCGAAAGCGATTTATGGTATTCGTGTAGGCCGGCGTCCAGTGAGTGGTTTTTAGGGGTGCTTTTGTGATACAGTCTCTTTGGTCAGGGTTCAATGATGGATTGTTTTTGATGAAATCCCGCTTGTCACAAAAGAGAAGACACAAGATGTCTTTACGCGCTCAAAAGGAAGCCACGATTTTAAAAGACGTATTGGAAAGTCATCCCTTTTTGAAGATAACGACGCGCAAAGCCTTACAATCGGCTTATGAGCGGGCTTTGGTTCAAGCGAATAGCGCCAAAGACTAGAGGGCCTGGCCGTTCCCTTAACGATCAACTTGACCGGTTTGAGGCATCGTTTGCGGCCGGATGGGCAAGAGGATGAGGGCTTGGATTCAACGCCGCTTGGTTTCTTGTTGATATCCTGGCTTCCAGCCTTGTTGATTGTTACCGGATAATACCTCTTAAATCCGCAGAGTATAAGGGGTTTTGGCTGTATTTTTGTTGCTTTTAAGAGTGTCAAATTTCTTATAAAGAGTGTATAATCAGAGCACGGATAAACGCACCTGTTAGGCAGCTGATGAGCTTGATTTTGTACCGTGAATCCCCTCAAAACAGCGGTATTGTTTTGAATGGGTTGGGATTGTATCGGACGTTCATAAAAGAGTTAACGGCGGACGGAGGCAAGCGATGACGAGCGCTTCTTCGGAAAAAGCCTATGCGCCGATCCACCCATCCTTGTCACCCTCCAAACAAGCCGCCCTCAAAACAGCCAGAGCGTATTTTAGGACCGCTAATCTTCATCCTTCGACGTTAGAATGGCGGCGTTTGTGTCGGTACAATCAGGGCTATTATGACGGCAGTGGTCAATGGAGCCCTGCTGACCTTGAGGTTTTGGAGGGTCGGGGTCAAGTTCCGATCACGGTGAACATCATCCAAGGTTTTATTGATGCTTTATGCGGGGTCGAGACTCAATCTCGGTATCGTGTTGCGGTCAGATCAGATTCCCAAAGGGAAGAAGATGACAAGCTGGCCAGCGCTTTGACTCATTATTTGTTTCACATTCAAGAAAAAAACTCGATTCCCCATTATGGATCCTTAAAGTTTAAGGATGCGTTGATTTCTGGGATTGGCTGGAGTGATCTCTATAAAGACCCCAAGGATGGCACCTACCATTACGACTATGTCGATCCGTTTAACGTCTTGCCTGATCCGGATGATTTAAGCCCTCAGTACACGGCCATGAAGTATGTGTGTCGGAAACGGTGGATGCGTCCTGAAATTGTGGCTAAAACCTGGCCTCACCTATCAAGCTTGATTGACTTTAAAGACCCTTATGTATTGTCGGGGATGTATTCTAACGAGATCATGGATAGAAATTCCGATTATACCAATGATGAGGGCTATACAGGCTGTCATCAAAGCCGGATTTTGGTGGTGGAGGTTCAGTATAAGGTTCCCAAAAAGGCCTATCGTGGGTTAGATCCTGAGGGCAATCCTTTTGAGACGTTTGATGAAGACGAAGCCAGGCAGATTGTAACGTCTTGCCAAGAGATGAATCGAGGCGGCCTTGAAGAGATCAAATCCCACCAGATCATGCGCACCCTATTTTTAGATAACTGGCTTTTAGAACATGGGCCGTTAGATCCTAATCTTCCAGACCCCCAAGACTTTAGCTGCATTCCGTTTGTTTGGAAGCGTCGTTTTAAGACAGGCATCCCTTACGGTCTTTTAGAATCGATTAAGGACCTTCAGCGCGATGCGAATATTCGCATCACCAAATCTTTATATCTGATGAACTCTTCAAAAGTAACCATTCAAGGCAACATTGACCCTGGTCAGAACACTGAAGCCTTTCGAGAAGAACTGAAACGCCCTGATTCGGTGATTATTTTGCCGGAAGATACCAAGATTCAAATCACGTCCAATGCTGATTTAGCCGAACCGCAGCTAAAGATTTTGGAGTCTTATTTGGATTTTATGAAGCGGATTACAGGAATCCATGATGAGATGCTGGGCATTCAAACCAATGCCACCAGCGCGGTTGCTCAAAATGTTCGCCAGGTCAATTCGGTACGAAACAACGTCTTTGCTTTTGATAACTTTTCTGAGATGAAAAAGCGTGAAGCCGGTTTTTTTTTAAAAATGATTCAGACATCCGGGGATGAGAATTTAGCCATTAAAATCCTTAATCAAGAAGAAAAGGAATGGATTGTCCTTAATCTAGCGGTGGAAAAGAATGGAGAGAGGATCATGAGCAACACCATTAGTCATTTACCGGTATCTTTGTACGTTGAAGAAGTTCCGGACTTTAGAAGCACCTTTGAAGAACAAAAGGCGATGTTGGAGTCTTTACTGGGTAATGCCAATGCGCATTGGATGATGTTATCGCCGAAGCTTTTGCAAATGCTGGGGATTCGAGATGGTGAAAAGATTGCCCAAGAGATGCGCCAGGTCATGCAAGACAAACAAACAACCGAGCCTTTATCCGGTTCTGGCTCGCCCCCGCCGCAAGAGGCTATGCTGCCGGCTGGAGGGCGAGGGATACAAGCTTGAGGGGGG